TTTTGTTTAGCACGTAAATATTTACACCTCAATAACTGAGGAAACGTTTTGGACGTAAAGGTAGAACCCAATGGTTTGTCTCTTGACAACTCCCCTATTACTGCAATAAACACTCATATTTATAGTCGTTCTGAGCTCGACTAGGTATGTTTATAGTCTATAACGACTCTTGATTTACATCATGAACGGTGATAAATCAGTAGGAACGTAAGGCAGATCCGTTATATCATTGAAATCAATTCTATAAGTGTCATAATATTCAGCGAATATTTCTTGACTTCGCGGTGTCATATTAAACGCTTTGTAGAATGAAAAAATCATCTCAACGCTGGGTGTTCTAAAATCATACTTTTCCCCAGGTAGCCATGCTACATAACCCTTCTGTATCCCCTTTGAGAGCTGGAATTTTACTCTCTTCCTTTGTCTCCCCGACAACTTCGTTGTGTTAAAATACTCATCTGCATTCCTGATGAGACAACGATATAAATTCTGTAGCACTGGTACGCCCCCATGAAGAGCCATACCACCTTGGCCTACAGATTTAGCCCACGCCGCTATCTTGTAAGATACGCGATAATCTTCCAAACAAACGGTATCCTTTGTTAAAACTGCCCTTATGTTTCTAACTGATCTCCATTTGTCCCCGTCAAATAAACTCCTCAATTGGCAAAATTCCCCTTTCTCTATGCACTCGTCTATTTGACCTATTTCTACAGTCATGCCCACAATTAAGAATCTCTCTTCTATGTGCTTCCTGACCCTCATCAACGTCTTCTTGTCTCCAAATATCCGACAATCATCGCCACAGTTTAATAATCTCAAATTATATTTCACACATGGCTCATACAATATGCCCACCACAACTAACACGCCGGTTAGTGAGGTGCTCATTTGTCCTGACGTTAACGTACCGTCGACAACGTATTTAAAGTAACCGTCATCTGTCTTACCCCGAACCGTAGATCGGAGTTGGTACTTCAATAATATCATGATTCTTTCTGCTTCTTCCTTGGGAAAGCAAGCGGCTATAACACTATGCACCCATTTCAACATTTCTCTGGTTATAGATTGATCTAGCTTTGACACATCCAAATCAAAAGAAGCTGCGTTCAAGAATTCCCCAAAATTATTACTGGTCATCTCTGCCACCTCATCATAGGTGACACCTTTGGCTACTACCTTATAGCCAAACATTGCATTAACTGCCTCAAAAATCTTTTCTTCAACTGCCTTTATATAAAGGCCAGTCAACATAAGATACACAAACCCAGCTGGCGATATTACTCTGGGTATTCTCTCCGGTTTTAACGTTCTTATATCTTTCTCATATTTCAAAAACATACTGATATCTGCATCAGTGGGGTAAAACCCCCTCTTTAGATAGTCTACTATAGCCTGTTCGTATGTTTCCCTCTTTTTACGGTCCGAATACAATCCTGGAAAATCTTCCATGGCAATTGGGACGGTCAGAGGTAACAGTGGCTTTAATTTCGTATTAAAAGATTGTATTAAATGATTAAATACAGACGGTAGAGGAAGGGTATAAGGAAGATAGATATAAATTCCATTCACTTTCTTGAATAAAACACGTCCAATTATCGCATTGAGCGCATTAACAATAGAATTTCTAAATGTTCCAACTATTTCA